CATTGAAAAATGTTTTCTAAAGATATAGGATCTGCGTTATATTTATACCCATTATAAGATATATCAGAAAATAAATTAACACTCATTAATCTTTTAACAACAGCTAATAATCCGTTTTTCTTTGTATCTAAATCAATCTCCCACAAATCTTGTTCACTGTTAAATTTGTAGTCATAAGAAGGAGCAATAAGTAGCTCTCCTTCTTTGCTAAGAGCAGTAGGTTTTCTAATATCAAAATCTTCTGGTAATAAAACCCAAGGAGCAGGAAACCCATTACCCATCAGATCTTCTTGAGTTTGCATAAGTACTCTTTGGTCATTAAACAAACCATATCTTTTATGTGTCATACAATATAACCTATTTGAACTGGATTATGAAGAAAATTAGGACTATCCCATTTTTGAAATTCATATCCATAATAATTATTATAATAAATTGTTATACGGGATCTAATAGCTGTGTTGGTATTTGTTACACTATGTATATTGTGAATAACTGCCCAATTATTACTGTAATCAGTATTTGGATAAAAATCAAGCCAACAATCTCTTAAATAATTTGATCCTACAATATATGGTTTTTTACCTGAAGGAACAGTATTAGCAAAATTTACAACACTACCATTACCTGCTGGTATACCTGGATTAAAGAAATCAGGAGCATAAGTACTATAACTTCTTGGATTAACATGCCTATTTGAAAACACAAACATTGGATTTCCAGTTGAAAGAATAGGAACACCACTTGCATTATTAACTTGCAAACCATAACCTGAAGTTGAATTAGTAGGGTAATCTAAAATAGCATAATCAATAGATTGACCAACCCATGCTTTAGGGAATAAAATACCAGGAACTTGTACTGCGCCTACTGTAACTTGCACAGCAAAAGTACCATACAAAAGACCACCATAATTAGTAGTAGAATCTCCTGAGAAACTAAAAGCCCATTGCTTTCCTGCAGCAGAAGCAGGCATCTTTGCTACACCAAAATAAGTAGAGAAAAAATCTGTAGGATAAGAACCTGTACCAGCAATACCTGTAGCATCAACAATTGTTATTGTTCCTTGCTCTATTACTTGTAATAAAGGAGGCATCTCCCCAATTAAAATAGAACCATCGGTATTTGTTATTTCTATTCCATATGACATTATCTCCACTCCACTATATTATATATTACTGAATGTGCTACATGATTAACTGCTGTAGCTGTCATAGCATTTATTATAAGGTACCATTGGCTTGTAGATGTATCTAAATATTTTGAAAAAGAAAAATGCCAACCATAAGCAATATCATCAAGATAAGATGGTTGTATCATTAAGTTTAAAGTAGAATTAACAATATCAGCTGTAGCAGGTATAGCTATAGCATAACCGTTTGGGTACTGTCCCGCTGGCATACTAAAAGAACCGCCTGTAATAATCCTTGGTAACTTAGAATCAATTTGAATAGCAATAGTGCTATCAGGTCCTAATATCTGAATTCCATAAGCCATATTATTCCTTAAGCTAAGTTACCAATCTTTACTCTAACAACACCAGCCGCATCATATACCCTGATAGTACTATTAGTAATTTCTAAACGTTCACCTGTTGTAGATGATTTAATAGTTGCATTACCAGAAGAATCAACAATAAATTTACTAGCGATATTTAAACTGCCACCAGTAATTGTTCCTAAGTTAGCACTAATAGCTGATAAATTAGTAACAGATATTTTATCTGCTGATACTGCTCCAGCTGCAATTGTAGTAGCACTAACAGCACCAGCAGCAATCTTACCTGCAATAACCGAGTTAGCAGCTAGCTTATCTGCTGATATAGCACCTGCTGCAATAGTTCCAGCAGTAACTGCATCAGTAGCAATCTTACCCGCAGTAATAGCATTAGCCGCTATTTCGTTTGCAGTAACAGCATTAGCAGCTAGTTTAGCTGTTTGAATAGCACCATCAGTAATTTGAGTGGTTGTTATCTGTCCTGTTAAATCTACAGCAGGAACATTACTAGACCAACCAGTATCAGTGTATCTATAAACTTTTCCATCAGAGATTAATAAAGCTACTCGACCAATAAAGTTACCTACAGTAGGTAGTACTGAGACTACCTCAACAGGTCTCAATGAGTTACTAAAGTTAGCATAACCTAAAGCACCTTCAATATCAGCTGCTAATACGTTGCTCCACCATTGACCTGATTGCCAGCGATACATCTTATTAGTGATGGTATCATAAACAATATTAGGACCTGTATAAGCTGAAGCATTAGGTAAACCATTAACAATAGCTACTGGTTCATATCCATCTTGGAAATCAGTATTATCCAAAAAGCCTTCACTAATAATATCTAAGTCAATATAGGTAGTAGGACATTCAGCCCAGTAAACAGTAGGTATAACAGTGCTAACTATTAGTTTAATGTTTCTACCACGTAATACTGTAAAGAACAAAGACTTATCAGTACCAAAGGTATCTGTTAATTCAAACCAAGTATAGTCTGCTGGGTTGTTTGAAGCTAAGAAAGAATTAGAATTATATAATCCATAAAACTTTTTGTTAGCTTGGTCAACACTTATGTTAGTGCCAACGTTATCGTCAGCATATCTAACTTGCATATATTGATTAGGATAGTAGTCAGCTACAATATCATTTGCATTAATAGTAGTAGGTGCTGCTGTGCCAGTACCCGTACCAGTTGCTTCAATACCTAATTGAAGACTGTAGAGATAAGCATCTAAATCATTGTTGCCTGTAATCGGAGGACTACTCATATTATCTCCTATCTATAGGACCAGCATCTACACCTAGTAAGGCTAATCGCCAATACCCACTTGAATAAATTTTATAATTAAGCAATCGACCAGTAGCTCTAGGATCTACTTTATATCCTTGTGATCGTTCATTGTTTGGTTCAAACTCAAATATATCTCTGCCATCTGCATTAGAATAATCAGCTGGTTCAATGTAGTTATTCTGACCTGTAATAGCAATATTAATTGAGGAATCAGAAGGAACACTATCAAATACAGGATATAAAGAATTAATAATAGTTGAAGAACCAATATCTCCTGCAACATATTTAGTACGTTCTACATAAGAAACATAGCTAGCAAGAGCAGTACCATTCCACATTTGATATCCACGATCCATAAGGAATACTCGTGTAGTTCCTGTGGTAGAATAAATAGTTTCTTTACCGTAAAGGAAAGAATTACTTTCTGGACTAGGTCCTTCAAAAGAACTAGTAGTCCCAGGAGCATCTCTGAATGTCCAGTTATCTAATCGGTACTGGTAAATCATTACCTTGTTACATACTGTGCTAGAGCCAGAAGGATAGTGTACCCAGATCTCATCATTACGAGAATTACGTTGTACATATACTTTATCGATTGCTGACTGATTTACTTGTGAAAAGAAATAATCTCTAACTTTAAAGTTAGCAATAGACTTAATACCACCTGAACCGCCATGCACATAAATATCATTACGATCAACTACAAAGTGTTGACCATCAAACTCAGCTAAACAACGAGTATTAAGGATACCATAACCTTTAGCATAAGGTTGTACTCTAGTGATTGATTGACCAATGGTTACTACGTTAATAGCATCAGAAGAATACACATAGAGATTACCTCTAAGTTCACCTGCATCAAGAATAGGTGATGTGGTACTTAACTCAAATTCATCAGCAGTATCTGTAGTAGTTCCTGGTTGCCATATAGCAGGAATGTTTCCTGGAGCGGCTTGAACAGAAATTCTTATTGTATTTGGTGCACTAGTAATCACACCATTGTTGTCGATAGTTAAATTACAAGCTACAAGAGCATAACCTAATTGACGAATAACTTTAGCAGTAACAGTTAATCCTGCTGAATAGTTCCATCCTGGAAGTTCTACAAAAGCAGAACCAGCAGTATTGTCACCATACAAACAGAACAAAGGAGTTGACTTGCCATTGTTCATGATAACAGCGTAGCCACCATTGAATGTACAAGCATCCCACTTACTGTTATTATATTTTGTAGCTGTGCTAGTAAGCATTGCTGAGGAATTGCCTGCAGCATCTACTCGAACAATATTACCGTTCTTAGCAAAGATATTATACCCTTGATCTGGTCTTCTCCAATGAATACCAAAATCAGGAGCAATAGAAATAGAAGGAGAATAAAGAATTTCTCCTGTAATAGTCTGAATAGCACTATTATCGAATCTAACGTTATTTACATCTGTGAATACATTAGGAGCTAAGCTTACTGGAGGCATATCTTTAATTACCCCAGCAGTACCTAAGTCTTTTATTTGTTGAATAGGCATCAACCTACCTCCTTAAATTAATCTTATTATTAATATACCCAACGGAGGGATTCTCCCTTAGAGCTGGGCTAACTTATTGATATAGAACAAGGTTCTTGAATCAATGGTTCTAGAATACTATACGCTACTTTGCTAGAACCAATCCAATCAGACTTACCATCCCATGTCATGCCAACGAGTAAGCAGCCCTCAGTGTTCTTGGAAGAGTTACCAGTGTGTATTCGTATACCTGTAAACCCAGGAACATCAGCGAGTAAAGGTAATCTAGTTTGAAATCTGTTGGAGAAGGTAATAGAAACATCATAAGTTCCTGTGGGGATTGCTGTTTCATTTTGTACCTTCCATGAACTAACTGGTTGACCTTCTATTTCTCTTACCTTGTCTTCTAGTGTATAACAAATAAACTTGTCATTACAATATAATTTACCAACAGTAAATGTATCACCAAAATGTATACGTTTTAGTATCAGGTTCATTGAATACCTTTTACTTTTTCATACGTGCGTAAGCCACCGATACCTAGCAAACCACCTAAGACAGTCATTAATGTAGCCATATCGAAAGGAATAGCTAAAGCTTGATGACCTAGAGCAACCATAATCTTATCAACGATAGGAAAGATTACAAAGTGTAACATGAAAGATACACTGCAAGTCCATCCAATAGACGGTCTCCAGCCAGACTTAAAGATGTTTTCTGACTTAGCTTCTTCTTCATTAACTTTGATCTGTGCTAATGCTAGTTGGAAGTCTTGATCTTGAGCAGCCTTGATTAACTCTGCTTGTGCTTTCTCTCTAGCATCTTTGTCAGGAATTACTTTGTCTAATAACTTAGCACCTATTTCTAGTATAGATAATACAGGTATCATAAAATATCCTTTTAGTTACCACTTAACTTTATTAGCCCAATAAGCTGCTGAGAGTGGACCCTTAGCAATATTTTTAGCATGTCTAGCTTTCCAAGCTTCATTACGCTTAGAACCATCAGGACTACCTTGAACCCCTTGAGCGCCAAAGCGAATTAATTTTTCTGTATCACCTGACTTAGCTAATACTGCATGTGATTTAGTTGGGTGATTAGGTGTTTTCTTTGGTTTATTAAAACCTGAAAATGTTTCTTTACCTTTTTTGATCATGTTATCCTCCAAAGAATTTTTTAATTAATAGAGTAATACCTGATCCTAATACACCTGCTGTTAGCAAGAGGACATACAGCCCACCTTTGCCTTGGTTAATTACTGCGTTTACTTGCGCCATTTCTTTGCGTAGCAAGTGTACTTCATTAACTAATATAGATACTTGTGCTTCGAGAGCGCCAATATCCTTACCTGTTACTTCATCTGACATCGGGTTCTCCTATTATATTTAAAATTAAATTATTATTTTCTTCATACCAGCCAATAATTCTATCTTTAAAAGATAAATCATTTACTTGATTTTTAAATTCTGTTGGCATAGTATCGTATGAACCTTCTGTTCTAAAAACAATTCTTTCATTATTAATGCCAACACATTTTTTGTTATCATTTGTTTTAAAAGATTCATATGTATTATTATCATATAGTAATATGTAATTATCTGGAATAACGGGACTATACCAAATAGTAGCATTAATTTGTTTTTTATTAATATGGAATTCATATCCCATACAAATTAAATTATTTTCTGTATGTATTTCTGTAACAATACCACTTACTTCTAATATTATTTTTTCTAAAGGAAAATCAATCATGATATATTCATTCCCATAACAATTCTTTCTTTATCACTTGGATTAGGTTGTGTCTTATGATACAACCAACCAGGAAATAAAACTAATTTTCCTGGGGCAGGTGGCTCTATATGGTCAAAGAAATATCTTCCTTGCTTAGATTCGCCTTCTGTATATATTGGTAATCTTCCTTTTAAAATCTCTAAAGGATCTACCATGGCAATACTACCCATTTCTGGAGTAGCATTAACATAGAATGATCCTGCTATTTCAAAAGGATTATGATTATGTTGAATAATATTTCCACCCTTAGGTGTAAGGTTAGCCCACATATGCTTTATATCAGGCATAATGTAATTAACATATCCTAACTCTTTCCAATAAGCTTTAATGTGTGTCCTAATAAAAGAGATAACTTCTTGATGTTTAGTTAGATTATGCAAATTTCTTGTTTCAAAATCCCTTGTACCTTCTAACGTAAAAGAATTATTAAAGAGTCTATGATTACTAAACTTTTCTTTATCTTCCCCAAAGAATTCTCTTATTTCCTTTTCTAAACTTTCTTGTATATTTTCATAATCAGGAAACTGAGCTGTATAAATTTTAATAGGAAATATTTCTTTAATCATAAATCTTGCTCCATTTGTATATATGGATATTTACCATCCCACTTACTGCATCTAGGTTGTGATGTACATTCTCTACAAAAAGGCACATGAACTGCTTTGCCTTCTTTTCGAACTACTGTACCATCATAGGAATAACCATTTCCAATTATATAAGTTTCAGGTTTATCATGAATTACAGGTTGAGTAAATACAGGTGGTTTATCAGCATACACTTTTTTAATAATAAACTTTTGTATTGAAGGTATTACTGGATGTTGACCACTACCAATAAAAGTTTCGCATTTAGTTGAATTTAGCCAATAGGGTTCTTCTTTATTATTAATAGCACCAACAGGACAAGCCTTAGCACAATCATCACATCCCTTACAGCGGCTCCACATTTTAGCATTAACACGTTTATTAGTGGGTATATCAATAATTTCTTGATCAAACCTCATAACCGTTATATGACAATCAAAACCAAACTTATAAGTATATACTAAAGAATTTCTAGCTCTAACACCAAGACCTGATAGTATTGCCGCTTCCTTATAATTAGTGTATACAGGATGCCAACCAATTATACCACTAGCCTTCATTATTTCTTCGGCTTCAGTATACAACGTATAATCCCATGTATGACTTTTCTTAATTAAAACAATAGCATTAGTCATATTATTAAATATAGTATTGTTAGTTAAGTCTTCTCCAACATAATTCCATTTATGTTTAATAGGTGATAATGCCGCTTGTAATAATCTATCTGCCGATAAATAACTAACATCCCACATATCTTTTGGAAATAATTCTTTAATAGTATTAAATGATATTTTGTTCATTTGTTATCAACCTAGAGTGTGCGTCACCACAAGTATCGCCAGCCCAGTTAATTGATACACTCGTTGGTTTAATATTGTCTAACCATTTTTCAATGCTTAATACAGCACAACCGTTATTACCAGCATGTAATTCGTGTGACGATCCGTTTTTAATAGTAGGCGCTTGAACACCAAAAGGAGGAGTAGATATTGAAGCAGCATTAGCTCCTATATCTCCACCCCATACTAAAACGATATTTTCTACACCTGGATGACTATGCTCTGGTGAAAATGTATTTGGTTTTACAAGATACAACTCAACTTGAAATTGACCTTCTCTAAACAATACGTAGCTATAACTAATATCTGTTACATATACTTTTTCATTAGGTGGTGGGCTAATAGGATATCCATTAGCTTTATACCAATCTGCAAATTCTTCAACTGTTTGCCACATTTTTAAACTCCTTAAGGTAGTCCATTGTTTTAGTAACATCAGCATACCCATCAATTACAAGAGCATTTGGATGAAAACGTTTTATAAGCTTCTCATGCAATGGACCAACTGTTTTACCTCGCCATTGAGCAGCAACTGTTGTTGGTTTTTCTCCATTTACCCAATGCTGAACAGCTAATAAAGGAAAACCTACTTCTTCACCTTCTAGTCTAAAACCATCACCGTGTGATTGACCTTTACGAAGTGTAGGAAATCCTACTGCAATACCTTCATTAAACCTAACTTTAATAACTTCTACACCTGGGTGTTCATGTTTCTGTACTAAAGGTCCTGGATGAATACTATACAATTCAACTTGAAATTGTCCATGTCTAAACAAGCAAACGGCAGTAGCATCATCGGACATAAAAACTTCTTGATTTTCACCAAACCGTATTGGCATATTTTTTTCCATATACCAATTTAAAAAAGAATCTACATTATCCCAAGAATCTGGAATCTGTAATTCTGGTAGGTTATAAGTCCTCATTTATTTTACCTATAGCTTGAGCTAATAATTCAGGAGGTATTTCAGTTCCATTTTCACCAGATTCGTCCATAAACTCATGGTTATGCTCGTCAACGAAAGCAGCTCTATAATACAAGTTTCTTGTCTGAGCATAATATAACTCGAGAGCATATTGCACTACTAATGGTGCAACATCTTCTTTATTTTCTAAATATGTATATTGCCCTGTTAAGGCATTAAGTACTAAATGTTTTTTTGTAATCATCCTAAAGGTCCATATCTATTTCCAGCGTATGCCCATGTTATATAGCCATTACCGTTAGTGCAATAGCCAGCCGCTCCACCTACACCACCTACGACTGCTTGTGGGGTGGTAGAACCAGCTGGTGCAATTCCTGTTCCGCCAGTATTACCAGCTGCACCCCAACCTCCGCCAGAGCCACCTGCACCACCAGTACCGTTTGTACCCCCAGCTCCACCAGCACCGCCACCCGCACCGCCACTATTAGCGTAGTTATTACCGCCAGGTGACCCCGCTGAACCAGTAGAACCGCCACCGCCCGCTCCACCAATAGATGTGCCTAAACCAGTACCCCCAGCTCCACCACCACCACCACCTGAAAATGTATATGTGTTAGCACCGCCTAGTCCACCGCCACCGCCACCCCCACCACCACCAGCAATATAACCGTAGTTATAGATTGTTACATAAGTGCTTACAGCTAAAGCAGGACCACCAGCAAGACCAACCTGACTATTACCCGCACCACCGTTACCGCCCATACCAGCAACATATTGGTTGTTAATGAATGTAACACCATTAGGGAATGAACCATCAATTGTTAATGCAGCAGTTGCTGTAGTAGATGAGTAAATCCAATAGCCAGCAGCAAGTGTAGCAACAACAGCAGATGAGCCGTTCCATCCAGCATTTAATGCAAGAGTTCTTAAGTTGGCTCTGTCTTGATGAGACGTTATAGTAAAGCTAAAGGTAGGAGAAGCTAATTGTTTACCATAAAAATCACTCATACTGATAGAACCAGTAGAGAATGTACCCGAACCCCCAGCGGCAGTATACCACTGGGTTCCTCGGTAAGAGTTTAAATCATTACCACGACCAAACTCAGCGTTAATCTGAGCCATCGTAATTGTACCTGATGCTGGTAATGGCATATTACCTCCTATTTAAATCTTAAGTTTTAATTGTTTAATTTCTTCTTTAAGTAACTGTACTTCTTTTGCTAATTCAATAGCCGCTACAAGAGCAGCGTTACCGTATGCTAATGATAATGTTTTGTCATCATCTTGATTTACCAAAACAGCTTCAGATAAAACCTTTTGCATGTCTTGAGCTGAAGCACCAACCTGACGTTCACCTGTATCAATACGTGTATAAGTACCGTATTTAACTTTAGCTAAATCTTCTAAGAATGTTGGTGATAAACTAGACCAGTCTTTCTTTAAGCGTTCATCAGAGTAAGCTGTTATGTTGCCAGAAGCTGTTATACTTCCAGAGCATTTGATATTACCGCTTCCGTGATTTGTTCCACCAGCAGCAATACCAACAAGTAAAGAACCATTCATAATTTGGTAATGCCAAGTAGCACTATCACCTAAATTCCAATATGGTCCATAACTTTCACTAAGTCTTGCACCTATTGAATTTGCTGTAGTTGCCCCGCTGCCTGCAAGTGCTAAAACACCAGTAAAGTTTAAACCTGTTTGATAAGCATTTGTTATTAATGTTGTAGCAGTAGCCGCATTACCAGTAGTATTCTGATTAAGTGTTGGTATAAAGTTTGCAGGGATTGTATTACTAGCAGAATAAGATGTTCCCCAAGCTGTTCCAGTTGAATTTGCAATACCAGCAGCAGGGTACACTGTAGGTCCTGCAGGTCCTGTTGGTCCAGTTGGTCCAGTAGCCCCCGTAGGTCCTGCGGGTCCTGTTGGTCCTTGTGGTCCTGTAGCGCCTGTTGCACCATCAGCACCAGCTGGTCCAGTAGCTCCTGTATCACCTCTAGGAATAGTAAAGTTAAACGTAGCTGCACTAGATGTACCACTATTAGTAATAGTAGCAGTACTACCAGCAGCACCAGTTGTAACTGTTCCTAATGTAATAGTAGCAGCAGTACCAGTAGCACCAGCAGCACCATCCGCACCCGCAGGTCCAGTAGCCCCTGTAGGTCCTTGCGGTCCTGTGGCTCCTGTAGCACCAGCTGGTCCAGTTGCTCCTGTAGCTCCTGTTAATCCTGTCGGTCCAGCAGGACCAACCAAAGCAGCATTAGCAATAGATACCTGTTTTAAAGTATTATCAGCAGAATCTAATACAAGAAGTTTACTTGTACCACTAATAGAAGTTACTAATGTTTTATCACTAATAGCAGCTGGTTGTAATGTAGCTGATGCAGTAGCATTAGCAGAACCATCAACAGATACTGTCCAAGAGAAGTCTCCTGAAGCAGAGATATCACGAGGAGTAGCCCACTTAGAAGCAGTAGAAGCATTACCTACTAAAGCACCTCTGAAGTTAGCTGCTTGAATATCTGCCAAAGCAAATGAAGCATGGCTTGTATCGATATAAGCAGAAGCATCAGGCTCAGGAGTATAACCTTTGTATACTTTCCAGTATCCATCAGAAGCATCTCTAAAGAAGCCAGCATGAGCATAAGTACCATCATTATAGTTACCAGCAATACCTAAGTCTGGGTTAGCTGTTGTTGACCCATTGTTAAGATAAATCATGTTATCTTCAACAGCAAGGTTAGATGTATTAATTGTAACAGTTGTACCTGATACAGTTAAGTTACCATCAATTTGTACACTATCATTAAATGTAGATAAACCAGTAAATGTAGGTGTTGTAAACATTGTTGCTTTAGATTCGTTAGTAACGTTACCTAAACCAACTTTAGCTTTGCTAATAGTTAACCATGTAGGATCACTATAAGAACCTGTTGTGTATACACCGTTAGTTACTGTTCCAGCATTAATATCTGACTGAGGTTTATTTTCCCATAGACCAGTAGATCCTCTTACGATAACATCACCAGTAGTAGGTGATACAATTCTTACATCATGGATCTCGTCTAACTCATAACCGTTCTGTGGTCTTACATAAAGAATACCACCACCTGCATTATTACGAGCTACTACACCAATGTATACTAAATGATTAGGAGCTTGTGGCTTAGTGCTTGTTAGCGAACCTGCAGAGGCACCTAAATAAAGAGTATCCCCTTCATTAAAGCTAGCTAAATTTAAACCTGTTACATAGCCTTGGCAACGAATATAGCCTACTTGTCCAGCAGCGATATCATTGATTGCAACACCTAATACTTTAGCTGATGTAGCATCGCTTGTATTAAAGGCTAATTTAACTGTTGCTCTGTCACCTTGTGCTTGGTGTAAATAAACAGCAGCACCTTTACTGATAGTTACTGTCTCAGCATTGGTTACTGTGGCTTCTACTGTGTAGTTAGAACCAGGCTGCACAGCTGTACCAGCAAGAGTTCCTTGGGCAGCAGTAGCATAAGCACTAGCATTAGTTGTAGCTGCTGTACCTAATCCAAGATTAGTTCTTGCGATAGATACATCAGTAAGATCTGATAAGTTATTGGTTGCTGTTAAAGCACCTGAGAGAGAAGCATAAGCATCTAACCAAACAGTACCGTTCCATACTTTCATTCCTGTACCAATATGGAAATATAAAGCACCTGTTAATAAAGTATTACCATCATTATCTGTTGTTGGTACAGCTGATTTAGCACCTAAGTATCTATCATCAAATGAATCATAAGAAGCAGCTGCAGCATTAGCAGAAAGCATAGCATCGTCAGCGTATTCAAAAGCACTATTTCGATAACTAGCTGCTTGGCTTGCGGAAGTAGCAGCATTAGTAGCACTAGTACTCGCTTGTGTTGCTTTAGTTGTAGCTGTAGCCGCAGAAGCAGCAGCATTAGTAGCTGATGTAGCAGCGTTAGTAGCTGACGTAGCAGAAGCTACAGCTGAGTCGCTGGAATCTGATGCTGAGTTACTTGCATCCGTAGCATGACCAGCAGCATCCGTTGCATAACCTTGAGCATCTAACTTAGCACTATTAGCATTACTGGCTGAAGTAGCAGCTTCTGTAGCTTTAGTTGTAGCTGTAGAAGCACTAGTCGAAGCACTTGAAGCAGAACCAGAAGCACTTGTTGCACTCGTAGCAGCATTTGTTTCGCTGGTTGCAGCGGCTTGAGCACTCGCTAAGGCTTCACTTGCTTTAGTAGTTGCTGTTGATGCTGCTGAAGAAGCAGTAGTAGCAGAACCAGAAGCAGCAGTTGCTGAGTTAGCTGATGCAGTTGCTGAACTAGCCGCATTAGTTGCACTAGTTGAAGCACTAGAAGCTGATGTACCAGCTGAAGTAGCAGAACCGCTTGCAGATAAGGCAGAACCAGAAGCAGATACAGCATCTGAGGCTGCTTGAGAAGCAGAAGCACTAGCCTCAGTAGCTTTAGTAGTTGCAGTAGAAGCAGAAGTACTTGCGCTAGAAGCTGAAGAGCTTGCACTAGTTGCTGAAGCAGCACTTGCTAAAGCTGATGTAGAAGCATTTGCAGCTTGAGTTGTTGCTGTGGTTGCAGATGTTGCAGCAGCAGTTGCACTATTAGAAGCGTTTATAGCTGCTTGAGTTGTTGTTTGCTCTGGGTTTTCCCATGCACTACCATTATAAAATTTTAAATCATTTGATACAGTATTCCAGTATAACTGACCAGCAACCAAAGGGTTACCATCGTTATCTACTGTAGGATCGCTAGCTTTAGCACCTAAATAGATATCATCAAAGTTATCGAATACTTGTTGTACTGATACTAAAGTTGCAGCGGCACTTGAAGCAGAACTAGCAGCAGAAGTAGCTGAACCACTTGCTGATGTTGCGCTTGCAGCAGCATTAGTTGCAGCTGTTGTAGCTTGAGTAGCTTTAGTAGTAGCTGTGTCAGCACTTGTAGAAGCGCTTGTAGCAGAACCAGCAGCATTAGTTGCTGAGGTAGATGCTTGACCAGCGCTCACTGCAGCAGCAGCAGCTGAAGCAGAAGCATCACTTACTGATGTACCAATACTTGTTAAACTATTAGCAGCGCTGGTAGCACTAGCAGCAGCATTAGTTGCAGAAGTAGCAGCCTGAGTCGCAGCAGTTTCAGCATTTGTTTCTGCTGTCTCTGCGTTAGTCTCTGCTGTTTCAGCATTAACTTCTGCTAATTGAGCAGCATCTCTAGCAGCTTGTGCGGCTAAAGCGGCTTGTTCAGCTCTTGTAGCGGCTACTGTTTGTTGAGAAGTATTCTCATCTTCATATACACCACCTTGACCACCAAGTGGATAAACACCATTAGCTGAGTCATTCTGGGAAGGCTGGTCATATACGCCAGGTCCAGTATTGTATCCCATACTTCTCTCCTTAAATTAAATCATTACTGTTAAAGCTTATCTGTACGTTACCGCCAGAGGCTCTACGGAATTTCTCTTCTTTATTTAATGATGCAATATCTGTAATAAACTTAGTCATATATCTTTGTTCCATTACTTGATCATTCAAGTATGAACCTAAGTTTGCTAATGCACCCCAAACAATTAATCTTTCGTTATTATCTCTTAACCAGTTAGGTACTTCTTTACCTAAGAAATACTTAGTTACATAAGAAGTTCCTGAAGGTACTTGAGCAATTGTGCTATAAGCTGCTGTAGCAGTTACATACAAAGGAATACCTAAAGTAGAATTACTTACATCTAAATAATATTGGCTAGCATCAGCAACACCCATCTCGTAGTTAGCTGGAACAACACTGTATGCTGTATTTAAAGCAGGTAATCTACGATAATAGTGAATTTCTACTTCTGTGCCAACAGGTAATTGTGGATGAAGATAAATATCATTACCTTTTCTAATCCAATTATTTCTGCTATACTTATGAGCATACATATCAAAGAAAGTTCTTTCGTCTGTATGTTCATGGAATACTTTGCTTGCTACTCCAGGTGACTGCTCTATAGTTCTAATATAAATGAACTGTGTTAAGTCAGCAGGAATAGGAATTACTGTATAAGCCTGAGCAGTATAAGTATCTCCTACAGGGTTATCAAAAGAAGTAATAGTATACTCTGTTGTAAACTCTAAAGGAGGAATACGCAAGTTTCTATAGGCTTCATCGGTTGAATAATCTAAGCAGTCTTGGATGACGCTTGTCGGAACGGTTGCTTCCTCTGGCTTATTACTCCAGTCACGTACTTTCGCTACGAGAGCATCATATTTAGCTGCCATAATAATTCCTTAATAAAATGTTTTACTATTTGTAATAGTGTTTGTTAACAATTCAGGATACTCTGTTTTTATAATTTGCTTTACTTTTTTAATGAGAGCAGGATTATCCATGAATTGTGCACTGTGAATATCAATTTGATATTTAGTTAATATATCGATTGCTACAATATCGGGGATAATACAGAATGATCTATATTGTTTACTTCCTCCGAAGTATTGATTAGCTTCACGGCTTTCAGCCGCAAAGTCTTTGTATGCTTGGATATCTTGTTCCAAGCGGAAATCATCATTAGATTCTTTAACCGTAAAACTATACGGGTTATATTCTTGTGATTTATATTCCATGATTAGTGTGTCCTCTGTTGTTTCTTACCTGTTTGAAAAGATAACTTGTAACTCTCCATGGTCAGATAAACGACCATATTCGTATAGAATGTTTGTTCCATTATATTGCGGAATGCTTGTGATACTAGTACCAGCATAATCAACACGAGTAATACGACCTTGTTGTAGAATACTATTTGTAGTAGTATAAGGTGTTGTATAAATAATAATTTCCGTGTTTTCAGATACGAGCGTAATATCTTTATTAGCAGCAGTGATTCTCAAATAAGACATATTTTTCCTCGAATTTAATAAGGAGAGAGAATTAACTCTCCCCTTATAGGTTTACTTAACTTTTAATTAAGCGCCTGTACCTACGATTAGACCACAACCTTTTGGATTGCGGCACTCTAAAGTACCTTCTTCGATCAACTGACCGATGATTGAGTCACCTAGTTGACCTAAGTCTACTTCTTGCATTGGGCGCAAAGAAGCATAGTTGAACCACATTGGATCGTAAACCAATACTGATGTATCAGCATTAGCACCAAGACCCATGATGTAGTTAGGAACAACCATTACGTCACCGAAATCTGATTCGTAGATTTCTACTGATTGACGTAGCTTGCCGCTCTCGTCGATGTTACGACGTACGTTTGAGCCAGCAGCTTGTGCCTTAGCAGAAAACTGACGACGCACTTTTGGTGAAGCCATTAGTTTAGTTGCTTTACCACCGTTCTGGTAGATCTCTTGCATTACTTGGTCAACATGAGATAGCTCTAGTGAACCTAAGTTTGCATCGGTAGTGCCACGAGTGATTGTACCAGCATCGCCAATACCTTTAGTTGTTGGTGCTGTGTAAGCAGCAGTTGCACCAGCGTTAACTACTACTTGGTTAGCCCAAGCTTGGTAGCCACCGAATGTGCGAGTACCTGAACCGTTTGAATCGTTCCATGAACCAACCATGTCGAACTCAACGTCACGACGAAGTTCTGTACCACGCTTCTTGAGCTGGTAAGCATATTCATCAGCAACACCAGCTTGGTCAACAGCACGCTTAGTGCCAGTAACTGTAACTGATTTTGAGTTGATTTGTGTGTAGTTACCTAAACGAGTACGTAGAGGTTCTGCGGCTTGTGCGCCTGCCACTGTTGAGTAGCTTACGCCTTCAGCTACTGGAGCTGATGCAGGTGTAGCCAACTCGTCTGTTTGCCACTCGTGCAATACAGCAGTTGCTTTTGTTTTGCCAATAGAAGACAAGAACGGAGTCTCGTCACGGCTAATCATTGAAATAAAGTTTGCTAAATCTTCACGCTCAGAAGCGTTTACTGATGCAGCACCAGCGGCAGCTTTAGGACCGCCTGTTGCGAATGTACGTCCAGCCATATTATTTTTTCTCCAAAAGAAATTTGTTTATTAAAATTGTTTTATAGTTTCTTGGATATCGAAGAAATGTTCCTTAAGAAATCTAATTGATCTCTCTCTGAACCTTCACCAGTTAAAACTTTAGCTCTTGTTGATTTTGTTTTACCAGCCTTAACCTCGTCAATAGATTTACCTTTCTTTACAGGAATCGATTTCTTAGTTACTGCTTGCTTACGCTTCTCAGCGCCTTTATCTTTAGCTGTTTTCAGCTTACGATAATCATCAAGAACTTTTACTACTCGTGCATCATAGATTTGGTTAAGTAATTCTTCTGGTAAGCCTTCATTAAGAGCAAACTCTCTAATGTCTTTAGCGACTTTTTCATTAAAGTCAGGAACATAAGTAGTAATGTCTTCTTGAAATTTACTCAGTAGTTGTTGCTGTACTTGTGCTTGCTCTTGGCGAAGCTTCTCAGCAACTGCTTTTACTTGTGACTCACGTTGGTTACGTACTTCCCAGTACTTCCCTTGTGCATCTTCTAATTGATCTCGTAGTTCACGAGCGGTATACGTGTCACCATCATCTCTAGCCTTCTGCAGTTCGGCATTAATTCTATGGTATTCACTTGCTAGTTTGGTTTCTTCACTTGTTAGTGTGTCATGTAGGGAAGTACCTAATTGAACTAGTTCATTAAGTTTTTCTGTTCTTTCAACTTCGATTTGCTTTTTAAGCTCTCCAAGTTCTCGCCCTTTTTGAGATAGATGTTGATCAGTGGAATAACCTTTACGTACTTCTTCAAGAGTTACGTATTCAATCTTACCATCAACCTTGATAGGAATTCTATATTCCCAGTCGATATCTTCTTCGGAAGGCATGTCAGCATCTTGGGTAGACTTATCATCCTCATCTGCATCTTCTTCTGAATCATCTTCTTCGTTTTCTTCCTCATCTACATCATCAGACTCTTCATCGTTCTCTTCGGGGACTTCGTCTTCCGATGAATCATCTGGAGTCGGGTCGCTACTATCGTCTTCTTCTGGTAGAGATTCTTCGCCTAATCCTAGCTTTTCAGCCATAGGGGATTTACGTAAAATGTCATCTAGACTCTTCGCTTGTGACTCTGAGTTAGCATATCCGTCATCCATGACTTCAGGGTTTGAATCCGTGATGTCAGTTCGGGTAGAGAGATCTGGTACTGTACTCATAATTTGTTTATCCTTTGTGTCCTATTAAGCAGCTTTTTTAGCTGCGGTAACCTTAGGAGCTACTTCTTTAACAGTCTCCTTGGGTTTATTTTGATCTTGTAATGCTTTGATTTCAGCAATAGCTTTACTTACGTAGAAGAAAGTAGGGGCATGGAGTCGTGCTCGACCATCCGCAATACTAATTTCATTCAATAATGCTAATTGTGTTTTACTCAAGCTTTCGATAGCCTTCGTGTATACATCTTTATTGTTCATCGTCATCTTCGTTCTCTTCTTTAGAATTGATGTAAGCAGCGTTCTTACCGAATTGCTCGATCTGAACTAATCTTTCTTTGACACTACCTAATGCCATAGCTACATGGTATAAGTACTCACGTTCTTTTGTGCAATGAGGTTCTGTAACTAACCACTGTGTAAACAGCTGAGTTAAGATATCTGCATATGCATCAGAGAAAAACTGCTCTCTATCTTGTTTAGCGAATGTTGCTTTTGTTAAAGCAAATTGTGCATCTCTAAACGGGTTTACTTTCATTTCACCATCTTCATGGTCTAATTTTGGTTTGATCTTTTCTTCAAACCGCTTCTTATACTTTTCCATAATCCTCTTCTTGAGTTATCGTATAAGTATAGGGAGGTATTTCACTCCCTATTCTATTACATCATTTGTTGCTGAGGCATCTGTTGCTCATTTGCTTCAGGTTGCTCAGGTTGCCCTGGAGCTTCTTCTGTCTCTCCTGATTCGTCTTCTAGTCCAACTAGCTTCCCAGCTATTTGTAGCAGTTGTTCTGCACTAGGTCTTTCAGGAAGATCGATCCCCTCCTTTGCCGCTTCAATATAAAGTTTAGACCACTCTTGGTAGCTCTTATCGAGTGCCACCATAAGCTGTTTAGTATTATCTTGTAACGCATTTTTAGTCTGTGTGTTGGTAAAGTCGATATTAGCTTGCTTAAGCGCCATCTCCATTTGCTGAAGTTGTTTAGCTAATGTCTTTTGTTCTTGGGCTTCTTGTTGTTCTTGTTGGCGAGACTGAGTAGCCTGCTCAACAAACTTCGGATCGGTGAAGTCAACAATAAAATCTAAGGGATCTAAGTCGAGTGCTTCAATGGTCTTAGCTGCAATAACAGCAGCGGCAGCAGGATTAACCACTGCACCAGCTCCTGCCTGCATTAAAGCAGGAAGAATCTGTTGACCAACGACAGTCATTTTCTTTAGGGTATTCTGATTAGAATGTTCTCCAACATCCACGTCAGCAATAACCATCATATTATCTGGTAAAGTAGCTAAGTCAATACTTTGGAAGAAGCTATTAGCATCAGAGTATTTAAACTTTTTGCCTCTAAGATTCTTCTTCATGCACTTATAAACACCTTCGATGAGGCGCTTAAGACCTGTTTCAGCATATCTTCTTGCAATATGTTGAATACGAATCTGTGCAGCAGATTGCACTTGACTTACTTTTGCTTCAGAGTTACCTGATACGTATAATGTATCATTTAAACCTTGAGCAGCTTTACTTAAACCAGTTGCTTGTTCTTTGTGTTTCTGTAAATACTCTAACAAAGGTACAGTACCAGTACTGATAGTGTCAGGAGTTAAAGCAGATACAGCATTCATAGGATTACCGTTTGTGGCAATAATCTGTTTTGGTTTCATATTTTGTAGAGCACTAAAGTCTACAACGTTAGGATCAGCTAGCTTAGGAGAATAGTTAGTTAAATAAGTATTCTCTACGAATCCACGAAGGATAGCTGTAGTAGCTAATGTAGATGGTCGAGCCATATCTGCCATAGATAAACCATGAAACTCATGTGGAATCTCAAATGGGCATAATGAAGCTAATTGTACTTCATCTACGTCTTCTTCGGAAAGAATAACGTTACCTGCAATCATGAACTTTTTAAGTTCTGCAATACCATCACCATCACGGTCTACTCTTAACCAACACTTTACAATAGTAATTTCTTGGTTAGCTTCTAGCGGGAATAATTCTTTAGCGTTACCGCCTATCCAGTATTCTTCGCCTACTACGTTCTTACGTGCCGATTCTTCTTCTGTATACTTAGTTGCCCAATCAGAAGAACCATCCCCAATGCTATCCCAATCGATAGTGTCAGCAATATCAGGATATTCTTTACGAATGTCACTACGAGTAGAAGTGAATTGAATACCCACAAAAGCGCATTGATCAAGAGAGTCTGCATCCCGAGTAATACGGAACGACTCTGGAGGTATATTTGTAAGTTTGACCCTAGATTTATCATGTGACCTTTTTAGACGTACATCTTTATAAACCATCTGATATTCAGCTTGACCAGTTTCTTCATTGGTTGCTAATTCTTGGTCATAAGCTAATTCTCCTACAATCTCAACATCAGGATCAGCCAGAATAATATCTAGATTAGCTTGACTAATCTCATCATATTCTTCGAAATCATATTCAAAGTCTTCAATATATTCCCATTCAATGATTGCATTCTTCCATAACAAAGAGCTTTTAACCCATGTGTTAAGTACTTGCCATCCAGGATTCTGTTTGAAGATACAGTAGTTTACTAGGTCAGAAGCTTTACGGGCATCTGAATAAGCCTTAGGACCTGTGCCTAAAGGAATAAATCTAGCAATCTTATTATTGTTAAACATTAGTTCAGAAAGTACTGCACTATACCCTTCAACTGCTTCTACTGTGTCAGAAGAAACAATCTTAGATACTCCATTAGGTTCTAAATGACCCCATGGTTGCATGGCATACTCATAGGTAGCCTTTTGTCTTTCTTTAGCCAGAGATGAACTATTTAGGAAATCTCCTACAGAGTTCATAACTCCTTGTTCGATCATAGCAACTAGTTCTTCATCAGATACTTTTTGCTTATAATCCATATTATATTTTATTACACTCATTGTAACCTCTCATGGTTCAATCTATCTGTCAAGGTCACAATGACCATATTTAATTTTATCCGAACACTCGAAGTAAGTTAGAGTATCAGTAAAAATTTTAATTAGTTCCACTTCTTACTTCCCAGACACGAGTGGACAGCATCTGAGGACACAAGGGGAAATCTTGATTACTTCTTCTCCGAGGAGCGAATAGGTAAATTTTTAAATTCACCTTTAGCAATCTTTTTATCTTCCTTATTTACTAATTTAACTTCTTTATGAGGTTTAATTAGTTTCTTCAGATTCTCTTTTTCTTCTTTAGACAAGGGGAAATTAATCATAACCACTGTCCTTTCTCTACGTTAGTATAGCTGCCTATTTGTTGAGACCACGGAACTCTTGTATTAGTCAATTTATGACCATGAGTTCTTAGTATCTCTAAAGCAATAGCAAGAGCTACTACAGTATCATCATGATGACCCGTAATCGCATTAGTCTTACCATTAGTATCAGCTACATAATTCATAAGTTCATCTATCATAACTCTAGATGGAATCCATACATCTTCATTCTCAATAGCATTCTTTAGGAATCCGATAATCATAGGTTTAGTCTGAGAAGTAGTTCTCCAACCTAACCTTTGTCCTTCCTCTTCGGATACATTAGCTACTTTCGTTTGATGATATAAGTTCTGGTAATTCATCTGTTTTAATCTGTTAAGAGTAGCAATACCCATACTGTTAGATTCTACACCTAACAAAGCATTATTGTAGTATCTACCTAAGTAAAACAAAAGGTCTCCATATTTACTTGGATCGATTGTATTATTCCTATAGACAGCACATACTTCTCTATTACTATTTAAAACTACTCCACAGGAGTAATCCTGTCCAACACCCAGACTAACATCGCCAGCAATAACAAAAGCATCCTCAAATGTAGGATACTTATATATTTCCAAGGAACCCCTTGGAGCATCATCAAAGAGACACGACTCATAATCAAATTCCCTTTGAGCCAGAATAGGCTGGGGAACAAGATTGTTTAATTTCTCTATATCGAATACGTTACTACCACTGACAATAAACGCTTCCTCAGGTGTGGAGGGATATTCTTGTCGGAACTTATCACCACCAGATTCAGCTACTTTGAGCCTTCTCCAATAGATTTGTTCATCATCTAATTCATATTTTTCTTTTAATGCTGTTTCTTCTTCGGTACATTCGAAACCTTCGTAGGTCTTCCTTCTATATTCAGGAGTTAAAAACCACGGAATAAAAATAGGAATATACTCATTCTCACCTTTCATAGCCCCTAGCCATAACCTGTGGAAAGCATTACCTACACCGTTAGCTGTGCTCTCAAGGATTACTTCCGTACCATCAGCCTCAGAAATACCTTGAAATAAACCAGCAAGTATTTTCTCGTCATGCGTCCAAAACGCAACCTCAGACAGATGAGCAATAGTAGGAGTCGTACCACGACCAGCTTCTGGCGAACCCGCAGTATATAAGCGATAACCTGAGTCGTTATGCTCGAACATAATTTCTTTAGCATTTGATTTCTTAAATTCGGGTCTGTACTCATCACTCATGTACTGAATAGTATTCCTACTCATGGTAAACAAAGCATCAGAAGTGGCTGAATCATGAGCCATAACTACAGACTTGTTGAAAGCATTAAAGTAGGACTTCCAATACACCCTAGCAGTAGCATAAGTAGACAAACCTTGTTGCCGAGACTTAAGAATGATAGCTCTTACTTTACCCATCTTTTGGGATTGTTCTTCTAACTTCTCGTGTACAATCCTTTGTGCAGCATTAAACTCAAAAGGAATAAACCCTTTAGAAGAATCTTTAGGGAGAATCTTGATTTGTTCTTTAGCGAACAATTCGAAATTCCCTTTGTATTCTTTGAGTTTCTTTCTTTTAAGTGCTTCTCTAGCAAGTAATAATTTTTGATTATTATTCATATGTCCTCATCCTCGTGGAGCATCTCTCCTATAGAGCAGGGCTAAGTGTATGATTTATATAGGTATTGATTTCGTAGATTTATATATATTTTTTCTTAGAAATCAAGGAGTTGCGGGGGGTTTTTGGGGGTCCCCCTTGGGAGTTTTATGGGAGTCTTTCTTTGTGAGTGAAAAGTTCCTTCCTTCGTTCCTTGTACCCCTGTTTGCTTTCGTGGTCCCCCTCGTTTGCTTTCGGGTGGTTCGTGGTTGGTCTCTTCTCTTCTTTCTCTTTCTGGAGGTGTCCTGTGGGTTCTCGTTCTGTTCGTCGTTCTTCTTCTTCTTGGGCTTTCGTTGATGTTCTTGCTCGTGGCGGTCGCTCTAAGCGTTTTGTTAAAACCCTTTTGAACCGTCGTCTTCGTCGTGTTCCTGTTTCTTTCTAAGGAGGTGTATCATGGTTGTTCTTTCTCTTGCTGAGGCTCGTGCCTTGTTCGTTTCTTGTCGTGCTGAACGTCGTTCCCAGCTTTCTTCTTTCCCTGATGTGGTTCACCACTCTTGGTACTCTGAGTACACTAAGGATGGTGTTACCTACATGTCTGTGTATTATCGCCCAGACTACGATAAAGATGTTACTATTACTAAGTAAGGTCGAAACACCTTCGGGTGTCTGTACGTTATGCGTACACTGATGAGACCAGTTTGTCCAACCAACTCAAGGAGTAATACAATGAAGTCATTAATCTATTTCGGTAACTTGTTCTTCTTCGGAGCATTCATCTGGTCTATATCAATAGTATCAGAGAACCCAGCACCACTATACATTGGTATATTGGTTATTTCAACCATCGGCTTGGTTATTGCTTTCATTGACCATTGCTATAATTATGAGGTGTAATATGTATTATCTAATCGATAAAGAATCACAAGTAGTAGTAGGTAGGTATTATAGTTACTATGTGGCTAATCTAGCACGTAGCAATTATGATGGTGCAGTAGCAATTCAATTCGTAGTTTAATTTTAACAAGGAGTAATATCATGAGTCAAGCAATCGTTCGTTCATTCTCTTCAACAGAGTTAGAAACAACTAAGTCAGAAGTAACAGTCTTACAAACCGTGTACGTAGATAGTAAGAAAGAATACATCTACGCTGTCGATCAAGAGAACTTCATTCGCAAGATGAAGATCGAGAAAGACGACAAGACAGAAGCACGGATTGTCTTTGCTAAAGCTAAATCACTAATCAATCAACCAGTAGTATTCCTAACAAGAGATACTATCGATAGATTCGGTAATATCCGCAAGTGGAAAAATACTAACTGGTTCTGCGATATCATAGGAGTGGAATAATGAATAAATGTTACCTAACCAACCCAAATAGTCAACCAAAGGAGTCAACCATGCATACATTTATGCTACTTAACCCAGTATCCGCTAAGGATTTCTTCCTAACCGAGAACGAATACCAAGATGTACTCAAAGAACACGGTATTTGGTCCATCGATGGGTATCTTTGTGCACATAACATCGAGGCACTCAAGTGGGTAGCCATCGAAGCATGTATTCCAGGCAAGATTATAGAATACACAGAGATCTACCCAGTACTTCACGAGGGTTACGGTGAAATCTACCCTTAATGCAGTCATAGTAGTACTCTCCATGGTAGCTCTTGCTGTAACAATCATCATTTCCACAGCAATCTACCATGAGGAAGTACCATTAAGAGACTGTCCTCAGCAGAAACACTGGACTACACACAGATCAGTACAAGGTGGTATAGTTTATTGCTTTCTGCTAGAGGATTCTTACCCAAAGAGGGCTAAATATATGGGAATTGCACATGTATACTATTAACATAGGGTTAGACATAGAGAAGATTCAACCAAAACTATGGAAAACCATCATCTTAACACAAAAATGCTCAGGAGAACTACTACAAACATGCCTGTATAACAGTACTCCAGACATTTGTACACTAGTTTGGGTGAGTGAACAACCAGAAATGATCGATCTCATCAGAGAATCCCTGGGAATCACCTCAATGACTGTAACCGAGGAGATACTCGAGGAAGAACTAATGGAATTCTCTCCAGGATTATCAGAAAATGAGCTACTCGTGCTAGCTCGGACAGTCACTGATGAGCAGGTTCTACCAGATGACCAACCGAAGTGGCTACACTAACCAGCCTACGCTGGCGAGCCCTAGCTCGTTAGTGGGAAAATGTGGGAAAAAGTGGGATTCTGCGGAGAATCTCACAGGAAATCGGGGTCGGAGAGGAGTTTTTTCGGTGTGTCGGAAGTAACACCAAAAGAACCACCACAGACCACCATAAACATACCTTCTTGACATTCTTTTAACCAAACCATAGCGAGGATATACAATCATGAACGTCACAACTAAACCAGCCTTTAACCCAATAATCATCACTCTAGAAACCCAAGAAGAAGTCGATATGCTATCTTCTATGCTATATGACCTAAGCGACTACTCAAGCGATATTAAAATGAACTTCCTTCGTGACCTCCGTATTGACCTTTACGAGAGAAGTTCAGGCTATAAACCTTGAATCTAGCTAAAGTCTCGCTATTTAGCTCTGCTCTAAGGGAGTATCCTTCCCTTTAGGGGGTTATTCCTATTATATATTATATTCTTTAAAGAATATCTTAAAGAGGTTAATTAAGAGATTAATTAATAGACCTATCAACCAATGACTATACTAATGAGAGTTCATAGTCATAACATCATGAGAGGAGATTATGCCATATAATCCCAAGTCATTAGCTAATCTTAAAATTATT